GGAATAGATTTTGTTAATCAATTTGAAATATTAATTACCGAGAGTAGCCAGAACATTAAAAAAGAGATAGAAGGTTATGAGCGGAAGAAAGATAGAGATGGTATAGCAAAAGAAGAGCCGAATAAAGGGGTAGACCATTTAATGGATGCGTTCAGGTATGTTATGTATACGATATTCTATACAGAAGGTATGCCATACTTTTATACGCAAGACAATTAATATATTATATTTGACAATAAAATTATCTCATGTTATTATATAATATATTTCTACGAAGGGAGATGGTATTATTAATATAAAAATTCCCTTTACAGACCGCACTTTTAATATTTCTATCCCTAAATCCAATAATCCATTGAATGACAGTTATTATGACGGTTCATATACAAATATATTTGATACCGATGGCAAGAAAAACTCTACCGAACAATTAAAAGCATATCAAGGCTGGGTTGGCGATTGCGTTTCTCTTATAGCTGAACGGGTAGCTTCTATTCCACTTCGACTATACAAAGATGGTGAAGTAATAGAAAAGCATATATTTTATGACCTATTACAGAAATGGAATCCATACACCACAAAATTTGAAGGCAAAGAATTACTGCAAATATATCTTGACCTTACAGGCGAATGTTATATTTATATAATCAAAGACAGAGCCGGGATTCCACATGAGTTATATTTTAGATCACCCGACAGAATACACCCGGTTATAAAAGATGGCATTATAGACCACTACATTGAAACAGACGGATTAAAAGAAACAAGATATGAGGCGAATGACATCTTGTTTTTTAAATATCCAAATCCCACAAGCCCATTCAGGGGAGCTTCACCTGTTCAAAGAAAAGCATACGCATACGACACCGATAAATATAATATGATTTATCAATTAAATACTTTTAAAAATGGTGTTCACCTTAAACAAATATTGAAACATGAAAAAATGATACAGCCAGAACAAGTATCTAAAATATTAACACAATTTAACCAGACTTATGGCGGTATAGGAAAATCAAACGGAGTTGGTGCATTAATTGGTGGAATGAGTTTAGAACAAGTTGGAGTATCTAATAAAGACATGGAATATATGTTACTCGCTGAATGGAATATGCGACAACTTGCAAGTGCATATCACACACCGCCTCAAAAATTATCACATCCCGAAAGCACTAATTTAGGCAACATGATTGCACTTGATACGTCCTGGAATAGAGAATGTATATTACCAAGATTAATAAGGCAAGAAGAAGTATTTAATACTTTTCTTTTGCCGATGTATAAAGATCAAGGGTTATATTGTAAATATGATAATCCTGTTCCGGTAGATAATGATTTTAAATTAAAACAGCGGGAAAGCAATTTAAAAAATTATGTAATTAGTATAAATGAAGCACGAGCAGATGATGGACTTGACCCTGCCGAATGGGGTGAGAAACCACTTGCCCCATTTAGTATAGCACCGCTTGATGTTACAAAACCAAAAGTTGAGCCAGAAGAAGAACCTGCAAAAATGATAAGCAAAGAATACACAGAAGATTATAAGCGTAAATATTGGAACACTTTTATTAAACGAATCACCCCTCTTGAAGGAAACTTTAATCGCGCCATGATAAAATACTTCCAAGAGCAGGAATTAGAAGTATTGAGAGCATTAAGAAAAAATAAAAGCATTACAAAAGATGTTTCCGATTCCCTGAAGATACCTAAAAACAGAGAAGAACTTGAAAGACTTGCTGAATTAGCTATACCGAGAATAACCGAGATAGTAAAAATAAACGGTGAGGCTGCATATGCTGAATTAGGAGTTACAGGTTCTTTTGATATATTAAATCCAGAAGTCATTAAATTTATTAAGAAACGGGCAGGGCTATTAATTAAATCCATAGGTGATACAACCCTTGCCAAATTAAAAAAGACTTTAGAATTGGGAGTTGAAGCAGGCGAAAGTATAACCAATTTGGCTGCAAGAATTAGTGATGTGTTTGTGGAAGCAAAAGGTTATCGGGCAACATTAATTGCCAGGACTGAAACAATAGCGGCAAGTAATAGTGGAGCAGTTGAAGCATATAAACAATCCGGAGTTGTTGAGAAAAAAGAATGGCTGGCAACTATGGATGACAGAGTAAGAGATGAACACGCAGCCATGAATGGCGAAGTCGTTGGGATTAACGAACCTTTTTCTAATGGGGAAATGTACCCGAATGAATGTAATTGCAGGTGTACTGTTTTACCTGTTATAAAAGATTAAATAATATAAAGGTGGTGATAAAAATGCCAAAGAAAAAGATGATATTAAAACAATATAATGCCGAAACAAAAGCAGTCGAAAATGAAAGGTCATTAATGGTTACAATATCAACAAGTGCAGTTGACCGTTCAGGCGATATCGTTGAACCAAATGGCGGAAAGTTTGTAAACTTTATTAAAAACCCTGTGGTCCTCATGGCCCATGATTACAGCGGGCTGCCTATTGGAAAAGCAAGTAACCTGACCAAAACAGAAAAAGGTATTACTGCAAAGGTAACATTCCCGGAAGAAGGAACTTATCCATTAGCTGATACTGTTTATAATATGTATAAGCAGAAATTCATGAGAGCATGGAGTATCGGATTTATTCCTACAAAATCAGAGGAGATTAAAGACGATGAAGGTAAAAAGAATGTTACCGGTTACCGTTTTATGAATTGGGAACTCTTGGAATTTTCAGCTTGTTCAGTTCCTGCAAATCCAGAAGCATTAACAAACATGGTAAGCAAAGGCATTGATGTTGGATTGTTAAAAGAAGAAGGACTTATTGAGATTGTAGAAGGTGAGGATATTGAGAAAGCCGAAGCAGCAACCGAGAAGGAAGAAAAGGCAAAATATGATTGTGAATGTATCGACTGCGGGTATGAAATGACTTCTGATAAACATTGTAAGGAAATTAAATGCCCTGAATGTGGCGGAACTATGAGACGAGCGGAAAGACCGGGACCGGGTGAAGATAGTAAATCAGAAGAAGAAACCTTTCCTGAAAAAGAAGAAGAACCGAATAAGAGCTTTAGCGTTGATGAGGTATATGAAATCGTTAAAGAAAACAAAGAACTAAAAGAAAAAATAGCAACCCTCGAAATAAAAGCCGGTGCAGTTTTGAATGCTAAAAACAAAAAGTATTTAAGTGACAGCTTGACAAATATTCAGGCAGTATTAGATTCTGCCGGAACTACCGAAGAAAGCATAAAAGATGTTGATGAGATTATAGACGATAAAGGAGATGATAACGAAATAGAGATAGTAACTGATACAGTAGACGATGTATTGATAGACGAAGCAAAAGTCGAACCAACCGTTATAGAATTAAACACATTTGAAGTAGATGATGAAACAATAAATAATCTTATTAATGACAAACTTAATTATGCTTTAGGTAGAGTATCAAAATAAAAGAAAGGAAGTGATTGTATATGAAAATGACACAAGAAGAATTAATGAAACAGATAGGCGATAAGATGGATGAAAAACTTAAAACCTTAACATCCATAGACACCTCAACCAGACCGAAAGATGAAGCAAAGGCAAAAGATGAAGCACCAAAATTTAAAAGTTTTGGAGAACAGTTGCAGGCAGTTGCAAAATTTGAAATCAAACATGAACTTGATCCAAGACTTAAAGCTGCAAGTGGATTAAATGAGGGCGTTGGCGCTGAAGGTGGATTTTTAGTAGAAGAAGAATTTACCAGTGGGCTTTTAATGGATGCTTATGAAACAGGTAAATTGGCAAAAGATTGTTGGAATGTTCCAATGTCAAAACAGGCATTGAATATGAACTTAATCGATGAAACAAGCAGAGCAGACGGAAGCAGAAGAGGTGGACTATTAACTTATTGGGCAGCAGAAGCAGGAACAACCATAGCCACCAAGCCTAAATTTAGACAGGTAAAATTAAGTCTTAATAAACTTTTTGGCTTATATTATGCAACCGATGAAATGTTAGAAGATGGAATGGCTTTAGGCGCTACCATGCAAAAATTATTCGCAGAAGATTTTGGATTTAAAATTGATGACGGAATAATTAATGGAACTGGTGCAGGTCAGTTATTAGGTATTTTAAATGGTGCCGGATTAGTAACCCAAGCAAAAGAAACCGACCAGACTGCTGCAACCGTTAATGCACAGAATGTAATTAAAATGTGGAACAGGATGCCCGCACAAAATAGAAGCAAGGCAAAATGGTATATTAACCAGGATGTTGAGCCACAATTAATGCAGATGTATGCAGAAGCAGGATTAGGCGGAGTTCCGGTATGGATGCCACCAGGCGGACTAATTGCTTCACCAAGTGGAACATTACTTGGTAGACCTGTTGAACCTATTGAACAATGTTCAGCACTTGGCACAGCCGGAGATATTATACTTGCAGATATGAGTCAATATGTATTAGGCCAAAAAGCAGGCGGAATAAAAGCAGCCGCTTCTATCCATGTTCAATTTTTAACAGGTGAACAGACTTTTAGATTTACTTTAAGAATTGACGGGCAGCCTTTAAAGAATAGTGCCATGACACCATTTAAGGGTTCTACTACCAGAAGCCCTTATGTAACACTTATAGCAAGAAGTTAAAATAATTAAATAATATGAAAGGAAGTGATATATATGAACGTATTAAGTGAAAAAGTAAAATTTGTCAATGCTTTAATCCCGGTGGCAGATGCTTGGGATGCTAACCCTGGTGTATCTGATATTGTTAATATGGAAAACTATAGAAAATTAACTTTTATAGTAGCAACAGGAGCAACAACCGCAGTATATCCCACAATTACAGTTTTGGCCGGAAATGCAAATGATAGCGCAGCAACAGCAATAACCTTTAAATACCGAACTCAAATAGCTGCAACAGATTGCACTACAGCAGGTGGCGATGTTCCAAGCACATTAACCGATGCAACTGTAGCAGGGTTTGCCATGACTGCCGCTAAGGTTGGTGGATTATATATTATCGAAGTAGATGCAGCAGTTGTAGCAGCAGCAGGAACTAATTTCGACCATGTAAGACTTAACATCTTACAAAATGCTGATACCGCACAAACAGCTTGTGTACTTGCAATATTAAGTGAACCAAGATATGCACAGGATGTATTGGCAACAGCAATAGACTAATAGAAGGAGTGTATTATGTCTTTACAAATTAGGCTTTATAATGAGTGGCGAGGTTATAACCCAAATGAAGTAATAGAAGTAAACGAAAATGTTGGCAAGGCTTTAATTGAGCAAAACCTCGGCGAACTATATGTAAAGCC